TGCGATACATGGCGATGGCATTGGCCTGGCCAGGTGTTAGCTTATCTGCATCAACAGGGGTGTAGTTCTTCTTGATTGCCTTGACTTTGCCACCGTAGGACACGTTGACAATAGACGGCGAGGTAGCGATTGCACCCTTGACTCCGGTGTTCGCAGGACCAGAAGGAGCTGCCTTCCTGATCTCTCGTGCGATCTGTGCGGACGTCTCGGTCTTGATTCCCTTGCCGGCCTGAGGCATCTTCTCAACGATGACCTCACCCTTTGATAGCCGCCTGGCTTTGTCTAGAGCGTCGCCAAGCGCCTTAATCTGCGCCGGTGTAGCGACATCCGGGTCTGTAGTATACTGGCCAGGGACGCCCTCGCCATTAACGTACGTCTTTGGTATTCCTCTAACCTTAGCCATTATTCAGCAGCTCCAAAATAGGAGAAAGCGACGTTCGCAGCAGCCTTCTCGGGATTCCTAATCGCGTAGCGGACAGCAATAGCAAGGGCCATTACGGCATCCTGCTCGATCTTCTTGTCGTCTAGTTTGTAAGCCAAGAGTTGCCTCCGTAGATCCTCCCAGATGCCCCCTCTTGGGAACTTGATCTGGCCCTTGTCGATGATTGTCTTTAGGTCGTTTAGTAGCTCTAGCTTCTTGGACTTCGTGCCGCCGAAATCGAAGTCCCTGAGTGGCTTGATGATCGAGAACTCGTCTCGGAACAACTTGCCACCCATTCCTGTGGAGTCAACTATTGTTGTACACTGAGCGTTAGAGCTATAGAGCAGATGCCCTTCGCGAACCATGTTGACGACCGCAGTGATCGTTTGCTTTCCCGACCTCTTCCTGGCCCGAACTCCTTGCATTGCAGCACGCTTTGTGATGTCGATTGTGAGCGCCCATGTTGCGTCGGACGAAATACCAGGGTCACAGCCCTGGACGTAACGGTGAGCCGACTTTGGCGCATCCTCGACCTCTAGTGTGCTATCAAAACAGGCTTCTATGCCTTGCGAAGAGAAGAATGCCTTCCTCGACTCTATGAAGTATCCGTCTACGTTCTGTGGTATCAGGTACTCTGCCTGCTGCCTAACGACCGCGTCGAAATCTTCCTGTCGTAGTCCGTATCCGATATTGTCCCTCGTGGACAACCGGAACGATATGAACTGGTCGTCCCTGGTCGGGTTCTCCGGGTTTCCCATCTCCCATAGATCCGAGTAGTCGTTGTAGCCTTCTGTTGGTGTTCCTATGAAGTGGAGTGGCCCTCCGGTAGACAGTCGGCGCAGGTTTAGAACTTCCTGGTAGATTGTTACCAAGTGCGGCTCGAAAGCTGCTTCGTCGAAGGAGATTCCCTGCATGTCCTTGCCCAGGAGTGCCTTCGCCTTGTCCTGAGTCGTTCGGAAGTGAATGCTGGCCCCGCCCATTATCGGGTTGAACTTTATCCATAGATATTCACCTCGGTACTTCTTCTCGAAGTCTGCGACCTTACCTAGATCCGATGTCAGTGAGCATCCACGGCCCTTCTGTGCAGGATGTACACCCTGCAAGATCATCGCTATCTCCCGATGAACCAGCTCTGCAGTCTCTTGCTGAATCCCGACGTGGTACCACTCGTACGGATCGTTGATCCATCGCATCGCATCCGCCTGATCTCCAGCCTTGGGAGGTCTAACGCCGAGTTTGTAGATGGCATGATGAAGGCAGACAACCGCCATCGCGAGCGTTTTGCCGGCACGATTGCCAGCGGAAACGACAGTTGTGAGATACCGTGGCCGGAATCCGTCATCTGCTCGGTCTGCGCAGGCCTCCCACCATCTGACCTGTCCTGCGTTGCCTTCGATACCGAGCCAGCGAGAAGCAAAGAACTTGATGTCACTGCGACCGCGAGCCAAATCGAGAGCGGCTTGTCCTTGGACAGACTTCAAGATTCCTTCTTCTTCTTATTCTTAAGGCGCTCGCTCATCTTAGAAGCCTTCGCCTTGGCGTCTGCCTTGCTGCTAGCTCCCCACGCCTGGAGACTGAGTAGAAGTCTGGTTGGCCGTCCCTTCTCATCGCGTTCGGGGCCAGGCATTCCGCCCATCCGTGCCAGGAACGATGCGCGACGTGGGTTGTCCCCGCTCTTTACCGGGGCCTTTAGAGTGCCTCCGGTCTGCGCCTTGTACGATGCTCGCCCCTTGGCATTGAGCCCACCCTTTGGATTCTGGCCCGCCTTGCGCTGCCAGGCTGCTGTCTTAGCCATTCTTCACCTCGTTGTGGAAATACAATACTTGCGCGACCCTTGCGATCTTTCCACCTTTATCAGCAAGTCCGTTGATGAATGTCCCATCCGCCTCGTAGTGTCGATCCTTGTACCCTACACTTCTTGCGTACGATACATTCGCAATGTAGTTCCCTGATGTTGAGCTTCCTAGTCTGAACTGTGGGGTTTCCGACTTATTCCAACCGCAGAAGACTACATCGTTTCCGGCCTCCGCCTCAGACATCATCACTTCGATGTAAGTCTTGTCGTATGAGTCGTCGTGGTTGAACCATCCCGCGTAATCAGATGCCGCCAGGTCAAGCCCCTTGGCCCGCTTGTCGTGACCCCAGTCATTGAGGTTAGGCTCCGGGTGGAACCTGATCGCCGGATACGCTCTTTCAGCTTCAGAGAGGCTAATATCACTAGCCAGGACAATGATTTCATTAGGGACCCTGGTCTGGTCCAGAAGTGAGTTGATCGTACGTAGCATTGACGACTCGTCCGCATGAGCAGTTACAATTGCTGTGAACGTAGCCACTGATTCTCCTAATGATATCGCTGCTTGATATTCCCCTTGTATATGGGACGTATAGCATTTGGATTGATCGCTGGTCTAGCCATTCCTGGCTTATTCCGAGCTGGCCAAGGAGTGAGTTGCCGGTCCAGTCATCTCCGTGAGCTATGTAGATCACCTTGACTCCGGTAAGCGAGTCAATGGTCTTCCCTGTGTCCTCGTCACCGATATTCACAACGACCTTGTCGACCCAGCGGCAGGCTTGTGCTGCAGCCATCCGCTCAGCGATGTTCATGATTGGCTTTCTCTTGTACCGCTCTGCGAACTCGTCCGAGTTGAGCGATACAATTACCCTGCCGTAGTCCCTGCACTTCCGCAAGAACTCTGCGTGTCCGTGGTGGAACATGTCGAAAGTCCCACCAACGTACACCCAGGTCATCATTCCGTTATAAGCTCCGGCTCTACAGGGGTGGCAATTCCTTCCACCACAGTCGCACCACCAAGTATCGACGCAAGTGTCATGGCCAGATCCCTGTCTGCGCCCTTCTCCTGGCGCCTGTCAAGGATTTCCTGGGCCCTAAGGCCCTCCGACAGGCTCGGGACCAGCTCACCGCTTTCTACAGCGGAGAAGGTGTAGTCCCTGACCAGGGAGGCCAGGTCCGTGCCGGCCGTTGGCTTCAGAGTGTTCTTGCGCTTCTCCATCACCTTGATTGCAGCCGCTTTAGCCTGCTCAAAGTCCGTTGTTAGGTGTTCCCTACGGTGCTTGCCTAGTGTAATCCGGCTGACGTACTGGCCCTCGGACTCCAGCCACTTGCTGATCCTGGTGTCCGGCATCCCCTCGCGCATCCTCTTGCTGATCATGTCAGCGAATGGGCTACGGCATACGTGGCAACCGGTTAGGACCGGAGCCAGGTTGATGTTACTCACGCGCTCCTGCGCCAAAGGACTTGTCCTCTGGGTTCAGCCAGCGGATGATGACCGGAACAACAGCTGCGAGACCAGCGGAGATTACGGACTTCCATCCGTCTGTGTCAAAGTTGAATGCGCTGCCACCGAGTGCGATGAACTGCGCTAGGCATGCTGCCAGGAACGAGCGTCCCCACGACGCGATTACTGACTGAGTTGACTTGCTCATTGTATCTCCTACTTCTTGATGATGACGCACCGCTTGTACGGAGCTTCACCCTTGCTTGATGCGATTGCCTTGAGCTCCTTCTCGGAGACGAGGCAGGCATACTTCTCTGCCTTGAGGCCTGAGAATGTTGGGTCGGCGAACTGGAATCCGAACTCCTTGTCCCAGACTGCTGCGGCCATATGGCCATAGGTTGCGCCAGCGTGCCGGCCAACGAACCGCTTGTGCCACGCGCTAATCGCCTGCGGCGGGTAGAACCGAGCAGCCTGGACGTTAATGACGACCGCAGCGCCAGCCTTGAGGCTCTTGACCACATCGTCCCAGTCCCGCGCCCATCGACCATTGGCGCCGAGGACCTTGCAGGTCTTGATGATCTCGGAGAGGTCGGTGGCATTGTCTGCGACACCAGGCTTATCCTTGCGCCCAGTTGCCTTCTCCTTGGCTGCTACGCCCTC